ATCTATTCTCAATTGCAGTGATTGTAGCTTGTGTAGATCCTGTTCCAAGAACATCTCCTACTGCAAATGTGCTGTTAGCATCCACATACGCCTTACATGCAGTAGTCTTATTTCTAAACTCAACAACACTGCCAGTTTTGACAGTGATATCAACTGTTAATCCAGAGCCAACGCCAGTAGTAGATGATTGTGCAATAGGAGAATAATCTCCTTCCGCATAACTACTTCCCATTTCTCCTATAGAAAAAGCAGTGACTACACCGGAAGTCTCGGCAGTGACTGTTAGAGTTGCGCCGGTGCCTGAGCCAAATGATGCTAAAGTAATTACATCATTTAACGCATATCCGGAACCGCCATTAGTTAGCGTAATATCAAACGCATGTAAGCTATCTGTGTTTGCGAAAAATCCATTTGTAAAATCAGTAAGTTTTAAATAGTCATAGTCTTCATTGTTAAATACTGCTTTACCTGCAATAGGAGAAAACTTACATCTCTTGAGACTGTACTTGATATCTTCCGCTTGTATAGCGTTCCAAGAACGGTTATTAGAAGAAACAAACAGCACACCCGTAGAAGAATCTTCTGCCTGTATTCTTTCAGTAGTTCCTAGTTTATTTTGACCCAATTCAGATACCCAAATATTATAGTCTGGATCATTTCCTTGAGGCAGCAACACAAAACAAAATTCTTTGTTGGGAGCCAAGTAGATTGGTTCATCAAAAGAAAAAGTAGTAGCCGTAGATGCATCCTCAGAAATATTTACTTGACTTGGAAGTAAGTTTTTGTTTCCATATGGAATGACCAGCGATCCTGGGTATCCGTTGACAACTTCTCGAATCTGCATCGTGATAGAGTTGGTGCTCGACTTTGTTCTGAAATAAACATCAAGTTCTTTTAAGAAGATTCCATGTCCGTTATTGACAAAAAATGTTTGCGCAATTGGGTCTATGCCAAAGCTACCAAATAGGCCCATGTCAAACCCTTCCCATTCAAATACGATCTCTGGTAACGGGGTTTCAGTGACTTCTGGCGGCACCACAGTCGCCGGTGGATCTACAGGATCTGGGGGCGGGTCTGCAGGATCCGGTTCAGCTCCAGGAATTATTTCAAACTGCTCATTGATATTAGTCGATGTCTGTTCAGTCGAAGATTCAGATGACAAACTCAGGCTAACCCCGGTTGTCACTGTTCCAATAGTTGTAGTTCCTGCCGACACATACCCCATTGTTATATTAGGTACTTGTGTAGATAGATTTAGTGTACTAGACTCTAGAGTAGAGTTGACAAAAGAAGAGTATTGTCCAGCACATGATGAAGTAACAAATCCTTGTCTGTTCTTAATATCATCTGATATAATAAGAATTTTATTGCCTACTCGGTATCTATTTGGAGGTATCTTCAGTTGAAGTACAAGTCTGCCCGTAGAATCAGAAGTTACATATCCATTATTCCAAGAACCAGAACCAGGCAAACTCGATGTACCATAGCTTGCCAATTTCTGAGTAGCACTAAGACCATCAAACCAACTTAGTCCAATTTGCCGAATTCTAGCAGTAGTAGAGAAATTAGTACTCCCTCTCACTCTAAATGCATCAGAAACGCCATCAAAGAACAAATAGTATCTGGTGTTTGGCTTCAATCTAGTAGCCTCAACAAATATTTGTCGCTGTCTTAAAAAGTTACTAAACTGTACATCAGTTACTGCCGTGAAAGAGCCTTCCTGGTAATCACTAAAATTGTTGTTTGTGTTTACACTCAACACCGAATTTGTCTGTGTTAGAGTAGAACTGCTAACGGTTAATTCGGATGTGGTTGTAGTTGTAGTTGTAGCGGTTTGTACTACATCCGCTGTCTGGATTACAGTGTCCCCTAGTGGTTCTCCTGCTGAGTTAGTGTCGTTAGGATCCGCCTCTACCACAGTCGCTTCAAATCCACCAGTGTCAACAAATGTTGCTGAAGATGTAGATGTTGCGGTAGATGTAGTAGTTTGGTCGGTTGACCCACCCATAGAAACTACAGAATTGGTTACGCCTGCATTGCCTAAATTGTTAAACGCATTTGTAAGTGCGTTTGCCGAGCCTTGAAGCACTATATTGTTAGGTGTAGGGGAAGAATCAGGATCTCTGTTTGTGTCAGATGTAGGCCAAACCCTCATATCACCAGTGTAATTAAATAGAAGCTCTCCAATACAATTTCTTGGCTTTGACGCAACCAAATTTGAGCTAAATACTTGAGTAGTATATGGTAGCGTGATTAAATTGCCAGAGATTGCAGTGTTGGAAGAAAGAACAGAATTATATTCTAGATCAGTGTGATCTTCCTTAATAATAGGGCCGCCTTCGTGTAGCCTATCATCGATACCAAAGTTCAAATCTATGTCATTGACATTCATCAAGTCATGATTTGTGAATGTATCAACGAAGAAGCCATTTTTAAATCTATCCAATCCGTTTGCATCGGGGATTGTTTTATCAGCAGTAGATGACTGAATAAAGTTCAAAGAAGAATAATACTCAAGTCTTCCGATTCGTTTTTCGATAGACGCAATATCTTGCATAGTGTATCGTCTGTTTTGCTTTACATCAGTACGAACAGCTAAATCTAGTCTTTTATATCTTCTAGCCAAATCATATGGAATAGAAGGATAAGGAGGTATGTAAAGATCCGAAATCAGCATAACTCCTGGGTTGTAAATGGGCGGTACTGGAGTTGCTTTTGGTTGGCCTTCTACATTACTAAGGAGTCCATTTTCATCAATAACGATTCTATCAACTCTACCTAACCAATACTCTCCGTCTGTGCTATAAGTTTCTCTTGGCATAGGAAACTGATAGCCGCCGCTCACTGATCGCAAGTTGAAATCAGAAGATGGGTTTTCTGAGGCAGTTCCTATAGTAGTTGCATCGCTTGCAGTATTTTCTATGTACGGTCTAAAGTCGATTGCATCCCTAAGATCAACATTATATTTACCTGCAGCCTGATGAATAGGGATTTCATATGTGTAAAAATTTGGATTGACCGCAGTTAATTCATCTGCTGGATAAGAATCTACTGCAAAATATGTAGATTGGCTTCCTGCATAGTTAGGATCCAAATAACTTAGTTTAACCAGAATCTTTTTATTTGTAGTATCTACCGATGTATTATTTTTAATTAGTTTTGAGTGACCATAATAGTTATCGGTTTGTCCGTTAAAAAATTCAAACTGTTCTGAAAAGTTTGTAGTTGTATCGCTATATGCATCGCCGACAAATACGCCTTCAATTTTATATGTATTACAAATACCAAGATTCCAGGGACCAGAAGCTCCCTCACTATTAGTAGCCGTGTCAATTTTTACAAATCTACTTTTAAGCGCAGACAAAGGTACCGGAGTAGTGTCGGTTTGTTTTACTTTAACATAAAGTTTTGCATCAGCAGTGTTTGATAATGATGTACCAATATCAAACTGAATAGAAGCAGGCCCAGCAGTTACGATGTGAGACTCTTGAATATCAAATATCTCACCTGCGGCATAAGCAGTACCATCAATAGTTACGGCCTCTTTAAAGACCATAATAAACTCATCATCCAACTGAGATTGAGAGGGAGTCGTGGAGTAAGGGAATGATTGCGTTCCGCTTACACTGATGGTAGATGTTCCTGTAGTAGTAAATGTAGCATCAATTTCTTTTTGAAATGTGAATGTGTTATCATATGTGTTGATCGGATCAACTGCAATACTCTTCATTGCCTTTACTGGCATCTGGAAGACCATCACATTTCTTTTCTGATTGAAAATCAGGGGAGAGCCTGCATTGTTGTCAAACAAAACATCACCGGCACCATTAAAGTTAGTAGTGGCAGAATCAAAATATACTGAGCGCACATCTCTTAGCGCACCGCCAGACATTTTAATATCATACAAATACAGTCTGTACACTGCTTCAGGGTCGCCGGGCGTCCCACTTTCTTTCGCTACATGCCTGACTCTTGCAGTACCAATAAGACTTGCTGGGGGAGCGACTGCTCCAAATGTGCTTGATCTACTTGTGCCTAGAGTTGCCGCATCAAAAGTAAGGTTGGGTGCACCACCGTTTCCAAGTCTTGCATCAGGAATCGTGATTGTTTCATTCACGATAAATCCGGTGCCGCCCTCAATTATCTCTACTGAAGCGGCACCTGCTGCCGAGACTCTTACTATAAATCTAGCATCTGAACCAGACGCTTCTGTAGTATAGTCTCCTGCATTGATAAGATAAATGCCTTCTAACCGCAGAGACTCTGCCGCTGAAATCGCAGTGACAGAAAGAATTCCTGTATTGCTCATGTTTGCATTAAGAGGCGCAGTCCCGAAATTTACAAGACCTGAAGTATTGATATCCCACTCACCTGCCATGTTATTTACACGAACATAGTTTCCGTATACGGTCGAGGTTGTGATACTTTCTTGTAATCTTGTGTCATTACCTTTTCTTACTGGGAAATAGTTTGGAGCATAAACCTCATTAACTCTGCCCCGTATAACTGCCTTACCATCAGAAACTCCAACTGCAATGTGCTGTGATGAGCCTCCTTCGACCAATCCTCCATTGTCATCATCTATATCAAGTAGGTGCTCTCTAACCTCTACTTTATAATTTTTGATAGAATAATGACCACTTTCAAGATATGTTCTTTCTGCAAGTCTGTCTCCAATCAACCCATAGATTTTAAGGTCTTCATCGATAACGGATGTAGACTTCTTACCATCGACTACTTTAAACAAACTTACAAAATTATCTTCAATCGTATCGGTTGCTGGGTCTCTTGTTACAAGCTCGGTATAAACTTTATATCTGTCAGCTCCCGGCGCATTGAAATTAAATGTCCCTGTTGCCGGGTCTAACAGCGTAGAATCATCATCAGAAGTTACAATGTCTTCTTTTACTAGAACACCGACATATTTTGTTACCGGTGAACCAAAAGGAGCTACCTGTATTGACTGTGTAGAATGTTCTACAAATTTGCCTTTAAAATAAATAAGCCCTTCTTGTACAGAATAGTCAATCGACTGTCCTCGATAATGCTTATTTCTTTCAATGCTAGTATTAGAATCAACAACAAAAGTGTTTCCATTTCGCCCTGAAACTGTGCTGGTTACTGTTAACACTTCACCTGCGACAAATTTAGAATCCGTATCTGAATTATCACCCGAAGTATATTGAATGTACACGGTTTTTTTAGCGATTGTTTCGGTGTCTTGACCAGACTTCACTTTTGCGATTACTGCGACATTACCCGATGTTCCGCCTGTTACTGTATCTCCAACATATGTTGCTAAATCGTCATTTGAGATAGCAGATCCAAGGTTATCGACATCGTTAATCTTGACAAAATCGTAGTTTTGTAATACATCTTTGCAGCCTAGAACCGGAGCACCATCAACAAATATATGCTCGCCAAATCTAGCAATTTGATTCTGTAAAATTGTCTGTAGCTGTGTAAGCTCTCTTGCTTGTACAGCATAGCCCGGCTTGAAAAGAATTCTGTTGAAATTCTTTGCCGAATCAAAGTCATCGTAGTAAGGACCTGTGTTTAAGTTCAATGCCATCTTTTGGGTGTCCTAAAAATTTAAAATTATTTTAACAGTTTCTACTTGGTCGGCATCTCTAGTGATGGGCTTTCTGTTGTCTATGTACATAACATCGCCTGTATGATTTGAGATTTCCGGATCTGTCAAACTATTTATACTCATTCCGGTAACACCGGTATTCAAATTATTCAAAGAAGAGCTAACTGATATTCCAGGATATACTTCCTGTAAGTAAACCGTATCGATTGTTCCATCATTATCAGAATCTATTTTTTGAATGACTCTAAATCTACCGCCTGAATCGACTGTGATAATATCGTCTAAACTATAATCTTCTGGATTAGATACAGTAACTACATGGCAAGGGGTGCCTATAGAGGCATTGTAAATAGCAGTCTCAGCAAAATTTTGTAGGTTTTTAATGAGACCAATTTGCCTGAATTCATTTCCGATTATAATATCGGCGTCAGTACTTGTAAATGTAGCAGTGATTCCGACATTAGTAGCAAATAATTCTTTGGGAGGATTTCCCCCATGCCCTTCATATGGGCTGACAATAGGACGCAGAATTGCTCCTGTGCCGTTGCCTGTTGCTTGATCTAATCCTACATGTGCAAATGTGTATCCAGAACCCGGAGAAGTCATTACAATTGCAGTAATAGCACCAGCGGCATTTACCGTAGCACTTGCCGTTGCGCCTGCACCGTCACCAGTTATGACCACAACAACATCATTGTTGATGTAGTCTTGTCCGCCCTCAGTAATTACTATTCTATCGACTGTGCCCGATATCGCAGTTGATTCAACCGCCTGTTGAAGAGTAGGAGTTTCAGTAGTTCCCAACTCTGCTTCAGCAGTGGCTAATGTTCCATCACCGTTAATAGTAACAAACGCAAAGGTATATCCTCTTCCCGCAGTATCTACTGTAATTGAATCAATAGCTCCACCAACAATGTTAGCGGTTGCAGTAGCTCCTGTGCCGTCACCCTGAATAATCACAGTGGCAGTAGTATACCCAGACCCCCCAGTAGTAACTGAAATAGATGCTATTTCTCCATTGACATCAAACTCGGGTTGACCCGCTCCAGCCACCTTTCTTACAGGAATATAATTCTGAGACAAAAACTTTGTTCTGTCAGCCGAACCAACCTGAAACAAAAACTTCCAAACATATCCATCGTCTAATTCAAATGTGTCAGTTCCAGTAGATGTAGGTTTAATTGTACTCGGTGAATTGTTGTTATTGTCTAAACACTTATAGACATTAAAATCATCCGTAAGAACAAAAAACTTTGCGTCTGCTAGATTAGTAACCCCTGAAAATGCAGGGTGACCCGTTGCATACTCATCATCATATTGGTCGTAGGTTGTATTTGTTTCCCAATCATAGCGATTAGTTAAAAGAACCGCATCAGCCGCTTCAACCTTTTTAACAAAAAGCATATCATGCTTATATTGTTGCAAGTAATACTGAGAATCTCTAGGAAGCTCAGGATTGTTGTCATCTGCCCATGGGTAAGCCCTAGAGACAAACATATAATAAAAGTCGTTTTCGTTGTAGATGTCCCGATAAAAGGATCTAGCTAACTGTTGACGACCAGTTCTTCTAACTAGCAATGACATGTTCTAACTCCTATATTAGACTATTAGGTGTCAGAAACAGTAATGGTCCAAGTGATTTTTAGTGTATCATCTGATCCTTTGTTTACCACAGAAAAAATAGTACGACAAAGCATTGTTCCAGAAGAGGCAGCATTGAACACCCCGGCTTCAACAATAGCACCTGTTCCTGTTCCTGCAGGGAAATCCCCGACATACTCAATAGCATTATCAGTGACCGTCGTTGTAGTCAAACCAACTCTGGATCCAGCAATTGCAGTCCCGAGAGTAGTATCTGAGGCGCCCGGTGCGCTGTTATCTGTACCAACTTCCATATGAGACATTACTGCCTCAGAAGTTCCTGCCATGCGAGAAGAAATGAAATCAAGTCCAGTATCTACAACAAGGTTAGATACAACTTGCTCACTTTTAATTGTGCCTTCAGGCGAAATAAGTTGTAATTTAACTCGTCCCTTGGCGTTGAATTTAGATTGATTAAGCATTTGTTTATAGTCTCCTAGTACTAAAAGGTTGTGTATTTATTTATATGGTTAAAATGTAGTGGAAGATACGCCAGGGTAACTTTCTACATAATCTTCTGCAAAATAATCTCCATTGATATAGTTCTGCATATAGATAACGCCTGCGTCAGATACTTCATAATCGTCTGCTTTTATGCCATCAAAAAGAAAAACTGGAGAATCATTCATATCTGGTGTTTCAGTTTTATTCAGACCAATAGTCAGTGTATCTGCATCAGCAGTTACCGCACTTTCAGTTTTTACTAACTGTGGCTCTAAAGAGGGATCATCGTCTACTGCAACATCGTCTGTTTTATTTAGTTGCAATGCAAGAAGCACTGTTTCAGCAACATCTGTAGAATCTATTGGGAATCTCTGAATAAGTTTGACAAGCAAAACCAACTCAGTCATATCTACCGAATCGGTGATATTATTCTTCTCAAAGTCCTTTGCAACATTTTCCGAAATGTCTGGGTTTTCAGACTTTTGCGTTGTAACATCAAATCGGTATACCGTGTCATCAGCATCTGGATTTTCATTTTTAACTAGTCCAGGTTCAAGAAATGCTTCGTCATCCTGTGTAGAAAACGAATCTGTAATTGCAGGCTTATGGAAAGCCAATTCTACTAATTCAGAAACCTCTACCGGATCCAGCGGGACAAAAATTCTAAACGCAAACAAATCAGGAACAACATTAAATGTAATGCCAAAATCTACATTATGAAGAATTTGCAAGTCAGAGAAAGCGACCATGCCTGCAGGGTTAGCTGTTCTTGTTAGCAACTCTCCCCAGATTCCTTTAGATAAAGAAGACCTTACCTGATAAGAATATGATTGATAAATTTTATTATCTTGTAGTCTATTGGCATCAGACAGGAATCCCCTAGAATCTTTAAATCTTCCTGGGTAAGTATGTGCAAAACCTGTTGCGCAAGTGAATATGGCAGTTTCGCCTATATCACTTGTAATGGTAAAATTAAATCCGGGTCTTTGGAAACCTACACCAGTAGCAATGATTTCATAATTAGTAGGATAGCCAGAAGATGAAATTGCAGTTACCCGGACATATGCATTGTTGTCAATGCCCGTTAGCGTGTAATCCTCAGCAAAATAATCAATGGCATATACGCCTAATATGTCGCCCGATTCCGATACTTTAAAAGTATTACCGACTTTGAATCCGCCATTGGCAGCACCGCTGTCGCTCACAACAGAGACACTATTCAAAACTCTAGTCAAGAAGGCTAATTTATTATTAATGTTATCGATTGTGTTTTCGTTTGCAACATATGTTCTATATGCACTGGTACTTAGTTGAAGTGCCGGTTGATTATTATAACCCTCGCCCCCTTCAATTATAACAACCTCAGTGATAACACCATCAGTGAGCCTAGCGCCTAAAACTGCCGGTGTACTGATACCATTCCTATCATTGTTGTCAGGAATAATTGCGATGTCTGGGTTTGCGCTGTATCCTTGCCCGCCATTTAAGATTGTTACGCTGTATATTTTGCCTTCCGTTATATCATCAACATCAAATGTCAAGTCTACGGCACCACCGGAACCTAACAAACTGTCGGGTATAGTGATTGTTTCACCGGGAGCGTAATCGTCACCAACGGTATCAACTGTTATGCTGGCAGCACCTACGCCGTCTACAACAACTGTAAATTCTGCCCCAGCACCGTTACCATTTGTAGTGAACCCAGAATTAATGTCGTAAGTGTCTGCAACACGCAGGGGATCCGCAGTTCCTATATTAGTCACTGAAGAAATCTTTCCTCCGAGAACCGCAGATATATCTCCTTCAACCCCGTACCCTGGTATGTCAGTTCCTGCAGGGACATCAATTGTCAACTCAAATGCTGTAGGATTTGTGTACGCAATTTTCTTCGCTCTTAAAACCGAAGTGTTTATAGGAACTCTTGCAGTGATAGAACCGGTAGAATCATAATAATAGATATCTACTTTTCTTCCCCTGAATTGAAGAGGATCAAACAATTCACCATCAGTTCTTTCTATGTTTTGGTATACTTTGATTGAGGTTTCTTCACTCCAAATACCATCAGAAGGCCTTAAAACATATTCGTATGGCTTGAATACATCTACTTCTTCTCCATACACCATTCTAAAGAATGTCTTAATGCTTTCGCTTGATCCTTTAGACGAATAGAAATCTCTAATTCTTTTAATTAGAAACCTAGTATCCATCTGTTTATCTTCAGGAAAATCAATCGCATACTGTTGTAATAGAGACTCTAAGAAATCTCCGTGATAGTGCGATACACTGAATCTGTCAATCAACTCCTGAAGCACATAGTTGGGAGAAGCAGTAGATGTACCTAAAGATGCTGTATAACTATCATCTGCATCCATAAAAGAAAAGTACGCTTTAATGAATTCAGCATACTTAGGATACTCTATTCTAACCCATTCTGGAATTTCAAATTCAGTAATATAAGAAGTGTTTTGATGAAAATATTGTTGTGGTCTATTGATAAAGTCAATAGAAGGTGTAAAAATTGCACCTGAGCCGCCGCCTGAAATTGAAGTAACTTCTAATTCTATATTTCTGGCAGACCCATCTCCCCCAATCGCAGTATCAGCAATATAGATTATATCGCCTTCAGCATAGCCAGTTCCTTTCGTAGTTACAGTAGCACCAGTAACTTCACCAACATTGTTGACTACAATTCTAAACAGAGCACCACTACCTACACCAGAAGAACCAACTGCTGAAACATTTAAAAATGTCCCAGAGTCTCTATTTTCATCTACTTGAGAATCAAAACTTACCGAAGAAAGTGAGCCAATAAGTTTCACATCAGGAATAGTCGCATATCCATCACCCGGTTCTGTGATGGATATTGATTCAACAACATTATTAGCAATCTCTAAACTTACTACTGCCTGTATATTCTGAGTTACATCGACTGTAGAGTCAGGGGGAGAAACATAAACCGTTGGGGGATCCGAGCTACTATACCCGTTACCTGGATTGGTTATTTCAATAGACTGTATATACCGTCTAAAATTAGGACCAGTTCTAGCCATTAGGAATCACTTACCTTAGCATTTGCTGTAACCGTAACGCCTGCAAAAATATTGTTTGGTATGTTTGCAGTCGTCTTGTCTAGAGAAAGAATTACATTTTTTGACGGCTTGGCCAAAACTGCCGCCGCACCAGGGACAATTTCTGTCACCGGCAATAAAAATTCAGTTCTAATATCTTTTGCTGTTTCATGAGGGGTAGCCGAAACATTCAATGTAGAGGATGCGGATAAAAGATTAACTACTGTTAAGTCAGTAAGAATGATTTTTCCGGTATCGTAGTTTATAGTTCCTGCGTTAGGATTAACGATTTCCCCGCCCTGTGCGGTCTTTAATATAATCTTACCTGCGCCACTGTATGAGGGTGCAATTACCGTTGCATCTGGCACATCTGCCATCACCACTTTGTAAGTTTTACTGTTAATATTAACAGTAAAGAAATTACTACTTACCGCATAGGGGTTAATCTTGTTATTAAAATCAAAAATGTATTTCAAACTTCTATTGAATGTTGGGGTGTTTCTTTTCTGTAATCGTAGTGATAAGTTGACGCCTACAATAGAAGGAGAAGTATTGACAATATTAGCGGCTAATTTTGAATAATAAAAATTAGCTTCAAGTGAATTCAAAGAAGTGTTAAAATAGCTGTTGATCTCACCCAATACACTAGTTTCGATTTCACCTGAAGTAAGTCTAGTTCTTTTTGAATCAAAATCAACGGATGCAATTATTCCTATATAGGTAAACTCAGGATCTACGAATTCGGTAGTTATCGCAACCGGCTGTCTAGGTGCAATGAAGTCTCTGAGTATTGTCGTTTTATCGTCTTCAGTAACAACCAAACCTTCTCTCGCTTGAAGAGAAACAAACACTTTGCCATATATGGGAGGGCTATTGTTTTCTCCGCCCCATACTGCTACGGATTTTATATTTGGGTTGTTTTGTAAAATAAGACTTTTATAATCGTTTGCGGTAACCGCTCTATTCTTTGTCGCATTGAATCTAGGTGCGCTGTATCGAATGCTGTCTACTGACTCCTGTGCCGCGCCTCCCGAAGAAGTGGTCACTAAATTAAGTGTAACTGTCGAGTTTACCCCAGTAAGATTTGCAGGAGGAGTAAATACTTTTGCTCCGTTACCTAGTTCGGCATTCGTTGCAATGTAATCCAACCGAACAACACTGCCAATTTCAAGTTTCTTACCAATAATACCGTCACCAAATGCAACTTGATAAAATCCATTTAACGCTTCTTCAATAAAGAATATTTCAGAAGTAGCTCCTGCTTCAATGATTGTGTCTGAGAAGTTATAGGTTACTACATTGATATCCGTGAGAGAAGTTTGTACTCTGCACCTCACTGTAGTGGTATCAACATCAGGGTTAGCCATCAACACCGGGCCCTGTCTGTTTGTAGCTTCAACCAATTCTGAGTTATTTACAATAGTACCTTCTACAAGTACAACATTCTCAAAATAAAAAACTTCAGTTCCATCAGCGAGCAAACTTTTATTAATAAAATAATCTTTTGAAGGGTAAAAATTTAATCGTTTGCCGTTGAGCGTGGTGGTAAATACTGCGCTTCTAAGAAGAGTGAAACTACTTGAAGTGTAAGTTGGGTCTGGTACTACTGTCAGGTTAATTGTTGCTCTAGCCGCTCTAGCAGACCTAGCAGTGTATCCCATTGTTTTTGCAATAGATGAAACTGAGCTTCTTTTTGTAGCTGAATCCAAAAATGCTTCATTCGCTGTCATGTGAGCGAGAATCGCATTATAGTGTGTGTTGTACGCTAAGAGGTCAATGAGAACCGAAAGCCCTGACGCCTCAAAATCATAGTCTTGAAACTGCTCTTGGTCTTGAAGATAAAGCCTTAGATTTCGTCTAATACCTTCAAAATCTAGTTCTGTGAGTCTTTTAGTTGCCATCTTTACTCTCGTTTATTTTATTTATTAGCCGCCAATTTGGACTGTTGGGTTGAATGTTGTAGTAACAGGTCCGCCGCATGCCGCGATTGATCCCTGAAATGCGACCCCTTTGCCGTTTATTCTCACGGTAACTGAGCCAGTTGATACCGCATTTACTGGGTGTGTAATAGCACCTGAGCTATGCGCAACTACCACATCTCCTATCAATAATATTGGAGATCCTCCACTAAGAACAGTTGCATTAGATGGAGTAATGGCGCCTACTCCTGCAGTATCAACTACTGTTCCGGGAGCGATTGCAACACTAGGCATTACCTAAGTCTCCTCAGACTAGTGTTAAAGACCTGGGGCTGTCTCACACCCTTAACATAAAAGTCTATTTGTATTTTGTATTCATCCTCATTATAATTTGGATAAACACTGACTTGATCTACCCTGACCCTTGGTTCAAAGTTACTAAGAGCTTCTTCAACCAGCATAGAAATAGCACTTGCAGTTCCCATATCCATAGGCTCAAATAGCAGACCTGCTATAGGAGACCCGTAATTGGGAGTAAAAGGCTTGCTGTAATATGGAGTAAGCAGTAGGTTCTTCATAGCCTGCTTTACTGCATTTACATCAACCTTTTTGTAAATGTCTCCCGTGACAGTATTGAGCGTAAAGCTCATATCAATGTCGGAATAAGTTCTAGTTACATTAGCCATATGTTTATTTATATGTCCTTTAAGTATCTAATGGATTTGGTAACGCATCTTCTATAGCATCAGTAGCAGTATCTACCACTTGGTCTACAATAGTATCTAAGCCCCCAGAAAAGCTATCCACTGCGCCTTCAACTTGATCCAACAAGTCGCCTAGAGGATTACCCCCAAAGCCATCTTGCAAAGCACCAAAAGGATTGCCGCCTAATAAATCATCTAATAACCGATTTCTTTTTCTAGCAAATCTTGGTCTGCCATTCATTCTAAATGCTTCACCTGGAGCCTCACTTACGGTAAATCCTTGTTTGTCAGGATCTAATATTAGATCAACATCTACTCTTGATGCCGCATTTTTGAAGTCTGCTATAATATCTGGAAACTCGCCTTCTTTGATTATGTTTTTAACATTAATCTCAGGTAGTTTTAGCGGGAATCCTTTCAGAACAAAGGTGCCGCCAATGTCTTGTATGTTTGGTACAATTTCACACAGCAATTCGAGATCGTTACCGACTTCATTCAGAACACCTACGATATTGTCAATATCGACATCCAAGTCGCCATACTTGTCTTTCATATCGTCTAGGTAAACTGCCGCGCCTGCGATACCCGCCGCTACTCCACCAAAATCATTTAGGAATTTTTGCATGTCAGCAGGCAACCCTGGAACAAGCCCCCCTAGAGCGGCAAGTGGGTTCTCTAACAATTGCTTAATCAACTTTACTTTTTGGTTGAGAGAAGTAAGAAGTTGTAGTTCCACATAGCCAGGAATAGTTGCAATTTTTAAAGGCAGTACGGTAAGTGCCTTGTCTGCAATATCAAGCGTCTGTTCGATATTGGCTGATAAGTTTTTTACTAATTCTGCTGGTCCGCAACTCATATTATCCCCTTAGTTCAAAGTAATCAGCGCGGCAGTGACTGTGAAGTTAGCGCCGCCGGTGATATTGGTGCTTGCATTAGTCATAGACATTGCCGCATGTCTATAAGTCGCCGCAGCCGATGTAACGGAATATGCGGCAGATGTTATACTCGTAGCGGCTACAGATGTCTGTATATTCGTCCCCAGAGAATTCATTGTATATGCAAGTCCAGCATTGATAGTTGTTGCAATAGTAGCACCAACATTAAAGTTTCCAGCAGAGAAACTAATAGAACCAAGCGTTGTAGTGCCGAAGTCCATATCTTTGATTGCAAATACACGATATGCGCCTAATTCACTTGTAATATTGAATCCTAACAACCCAGACTGAATTACTTTTCCTGCAACTTGTGTATTTTGGTTCTGCCCAACAAGTATGTCTTGACGACCAAGAACAGAAAGTTTATCGCCGCCCAATCCCAAACCGCCTTGACTGCCAACACGAACACCTCTGTTACCGTTGATATTCATGCTGTAATCTGACTGTATTTCACTTACATGATTGCCCTGTGTTTTCTCATGTCTTGTTCCTCTGACAGTAGAAAACTTATTGCCTGTAATGTCTTCATAATAATCACCCTTGACATTCAAAGTCAAGTCGCCTTCAACTGTTATATTAAAGTCACCTTTGATGAACAAGTTTTTATCTTTGATGACAATTTCATAATCATCACCAACGACTTTATGTACCTTTGTCCCGTCAGGCTGAATCTCTTCAAATGTTCCTGTTCTATGAAAAGTGTGAATTCTTTCTGCGCCTGGAGTATCATCAACTTCAAACACATGCCCGCTTTCTGTTTCTCTTACATGATTATAAGGATACTTTGTTTTTGTTTTGCTTGCCCCTTGAGGATCTGGTTCGCTCCAAAAAGATTCTGTTCTTCTTGCCTGCACTGAATCCCCTTCTATTTCGGGGGCAAATGCAATTGGCACATCCTCAACTTTCATTTCTCTTTTAATCGCAAGAGAGAAATGCTTTTCTGCTACATCTTCTCTAGAAAGCCGGGGAATGTCAGACTCGGGTACGGTGTTTCTTCCTGCATTATTATCACTAAATGGATAGACTCCATTTGGATCGTTGAACCCTACCTTTTCGTTGGGGGGTTGCATAGACAATGCAGAAAGAGAACCCATAATGACTGGTATTTGACAATCAGGTCCGTCAGCAAAGAACCCGAATACATGCGAACCCTCGACAAGCCCAGTGGCTGAGTGTCCAATACCTGAAACACTTGCTGAAGTTACTGGATTCATTAGTACTGCAAGCGGCAAGTCTTCTGTTTGTAATTCCGATTTATCGGGTGTATGATAGCCCAAAATTCTCACCCGTACTCTGCCAATCTTTGCGGGGTCGTTTCTATCTTCGACCACACCCTGCCACCATGTAAATTCGGGATACATAATCAACCTTCCTCTATACTGTCACGAACAATTTCAAGCATCATAGTATGTCCACGATGTGTAATACTGTGCCTAATACCTGTAATAATGTATATACCTGAAACTTTTGGATCGAGCAAATCATCAAATGATGGATTCGTTAATTTTTCTCCAACTGACGGGTAATTAAATCTAATCAACTTACCTACTTCAACATCTGTTTTTCCGGGAACCGTAATCTCATATACAATAGCTTTCATTTCTGCCAATGCTGTGTGTCTATAACAAGTTGCAGTAACTTGCTCAATATTAAATGCATCGTTTTCAGAAAATAACCCAGATGCCCCTGCTTTAAATCTTATTACTGATAATGGATTAGACTTAACCAGCTCTCTAGGAAACGGAGGGTTGTTAGTTATATGCTTAAAAGTATAGAAATTCTCTGGTAGAATATTTTTTGCTTCCGAGTTTCCTGTGTAGTCGAACCTTATATCATACATATCCTTATTTGAATAATCATATGAAAAGGTAGTGCTACCGTAATATCCACTTTGTCTATTGTTAAGTTGGTCATCATACACAGGATAATCTATTGCACTAACAGTTATTTGTGTATTAGAGAAGAATGGAGAGGTATAAGCGTATCCCCCACCTCTTCTATTTTCTTCCTTTCCTTCAAATATCTCATCTAAATTATTTAGATAGCTGTATTCATCGTATAGTACTTTTGCCTTCTTCTGCTCTTGTACCAATGATGTTAATGAAGTAAAATAGAAAAACTTATTTGACTCAAAAAACATAACATTGGGCATCAAATATTCAGACCCAATACTATTTTTAGCTAAGTAATTTAGACACTTAAATGGTGACCAGTAAGTCGAAATAAATTCAAAGTTGTTTGTGCTATGAGGAGCGTCAAGTAATTTAAGAGGAACACCCTCACTCAAATATTCATTATAAATTTCAGATGCTATTGCATCAGTGCTTCCCTTAAATTTCTTGTTGACCTTAGTTATGCTGTCATTAGTTGCTTCGGGTGACATGAAATCAATAGAAAAGAATTGTTGTCTGTCGTTTTCTAATTTTCTATTTGTAATAGAATACACATCAAAGGTTTTTTCTATTACATTTATTTGGTTATCTTCTAAATATGGAGATTTCGCTCGCAATACTAATTTTTCATCACCAAAAAAAGCCTTTCCTAATATATTGGCTGCATCCGCAATGACTACATTACCAAACATGCATGGACTGTAAATACTCTCACTAAGAGTTATCTCCATGTAAAAATTAGTTAGGTCTATTTTTTCTCCGGTTGAGGTTATGAGATCAATTTTCTCTACAACAATATCGCCGGCAGTTTGCTGTAAGTTAGACATTATTGTTTAATCAATTCCTTAAATTCAGTGACAAAATTATTTAAATATCTTGGGTGTAATATTTTTATTTCTTGTCTTGCATCGTTTTCAATTAATTCGTGTTCCAAGTGAGAGACCTCAAATATCTCACCGCTTGCTAATTTTTCAGCATTATAGTCAACACATATTTCTGGTCTATCTGAAGTAGCCCAATGGTGAGTAGCATTCGCATTATTCTCGCCATATCTTTGCTTTACCATAGCTTCTACTTGCTCAGGGGTATAATACCAATCATTGAAAGGATCGATAATATTGTTAATAAGCAACAACACCCAATGCAACTCGGCATCCCCATAAAGTTTATACGCTATATCTTCTGGTCTTTCCCCTGCTTTGAGAACATGCTTATCAAGATATGTTTCATTCACTATGAATTTATCTCTCGGAGCCACTCTCCTGAAGATATCTGTAACAACTTCTCTTCTCTCGTCAAACGGATATAATAGTTTTGGAAAATATGAAAAAAACATTTAATTAGTACCCTTGTTCTATGTCATCTGCGGTGAGGATTTCTAGTTCTTTAAACACTAATGACATAGTAATTTCTGATGGTGCACCTTCTGCATCTGCAAATGTAGTAAATGTATCGCCATTACCAAATGACAATCTTATGTCAGATAACGCACAAGATTTTACTAGGTGCAACCATGAACTTGTATTGCCGTTATACCTAAATTCAATATCAAACTCAGATGGGTATATCAAAAAAAGGCCTGAAGAATCTTTTTCGGAATGCATATTTTTTTTGAATGTCTTAATTATTTTTCTTACTTGCTCTAACTCATCTTTACTTCTAGGCGCAAACTTATAATCAAATGTGAAAGTCCTAAAATTCATCGATTTAAACAATTGTTCTTTATTGGGATTGCTAACTTTTCCTGATGCCGCCTGTATTGCACCAGAAACATCTAAATCAACTCCAAACTCTTTGGGTATATTTGCTAATGCGCCTAAAGTTCTAGCCGCATATTCAACCCCCGCTCCACTTGTAAGAACATCCATTGTGTTCATGGCGCCCTTTGCAAGAACACCAGTTAATGCTCCTAAATCTTGATCTTGCCACTGTGCGCTATATGCAACACTAGGTGCTTGAGGTATATGCAATGTAATTAACGAATTTGTTTTTACAAGTCTATTTTTTGCAAAAGAATTACCGAGCAGCTTGCCACCGGCATAGCCTGCAGTGCCCCCCAAAACACCCAACACAGTTTTAGAAAATCCGGTGTCTCCTTGAGCGGCTGCTAATCCACCACCTGCAATAAATCCAACACCCCCGGCAATATTTCCTAATTGGTCATTATTTAATCTATTGTTGCTGTTAGGATCATATACTATTTTATCAGGATTTTCTCCAGCTAATGCTTGACCTGCTTTAGACTGCTCTCTAATTTTTATTCTAAACACAACTGAATGTGGCTGTTCTGCGCCTTGTGGTACTTGTGGATATCTAAGATTTGTAAATGCGCCGGTGCCTCTTGTATCTTTATCTACTTTATCTAGCAGTTCTTCTGTTGTTTGGTTATTCTTGCTAGTCGTGTTCTTAGTGATAGCAGAATCTTTTGAAGATCGTATGTCTTCATTGTTGACAGTGTTATCCACATCATCACTAGGAGGCATTACAGTAGAGTTATTTTCCCTCTGCTGTTCTCGTTGCGCTCTTCGCCTTGACCCCGCGGGTACGAAATTGTCATCTGCCATTAGAATAAATACCTTAGAGAATTGTTAATTTATCGACTATTTATATGACTTATAACAAAGAAATACATAAAGGACGATTTAATCCCAAGAATCTTCACAAGTACAAAGGAGATCCATCTAATATTATTTATCGCTCTGGATATGAGCTAAAATTCATGAATTGGTGTGACAAGAATGCCGATGTCACTGCATGGGGGTCTGAAGAGATTGTGATACCCTATAGATCACCATTAGACAACAGAGTGCATAGATACTACCCAGACTTTATTATTAGAGTGAAAGATACAACATATCTGATAGAAGTTAAACCATTTCGATTCACACAAGAACCTAAGATACCCAAAAGAAAGACAAAGAGATTTATCAGTGAAGTAAAACAGTGGGGTGTGAATATAGCAAAGTGGCAAAGTGCTAAAGAATATTGTCTTGATAAGGGATGGGAATTTAAGATAATCACGGAAAAGGAACTGG